AGGCACGCATGGACACTTTTTAGAAGTTGTGTTAAATAGATTTTTTAACATTACCAAAGTAAAGTTAGATCCATTTAACGATACTGGTGCAAGCCATAGGGTTACTTCTGAGTATTTGAACTCAAGAATATTTGTGGCTCGTCATTGGTTTGAGGATTCAGTTAATCAGTTATCACAATTTGATCGTGCAATTTCTATACAGTTTGACCATGATGACTTATTACTAGTTTCTTCGATCAGCTTGCTCAGAGCCGGCGACCAAGGAATTGACAATGATCAATTAGAAAGTAGTACCTGTGTTAAACTCGACAATGATTTTTACCAAGACCTATTAAAAGAAATTTTAAATGCTTATCCGGAGGTGGATATTGCTAGCGGGTCAATACCCCGAAATATTTTGAGAGAATTTTTTAAGTTTGGGTTTTCTGATCCTGGGATCAACGGCTATTGGAAAAAACAACAACAAATGCATTATGATATACCGGTGTTTGTATTCAAATTTAAAGCATTCTATGACTATGATTTGTTTGTAAGTACCTTAAAAGAATTGGAAATTTTTATAGGATTGCCTTTTAGAGTTGACCACGAGCTTGAAGCATTACATAAAAAATTTCTATCTCTAATACCCTATGTCAATGATCAAACACAGTGCAACACAATCGTGTCGGCTGTGCAAGCTAGGCAACCACAAGCCATTCCGCCATTAACTATGTTACAAGAAAGTTACATTAATGGGCAACTAGAAAATATTTACAAAAAAGAAATGCCGTTCCATAACCTAAAGTACTTTACATCTACAGAAGATGTGCTACAATATTTAGAAACCCTGGCGCCTGACCTATGATCCATATAAAAAACTTGACTGTTAAAAACTTTATGAGTGTGGGTAATGCCACACAGGCAATTGATTTTGATCGCAAGGATCTTACACTGGTCCTGGGCGAGAATTTAGATCTAGGCGGCGACGGAAGCCGCAATGGCACAGGCAAAACTACAATTATCAATGCCCTAAGTTATGCCTTGTATGGACAGGCATTGAGTAATATCCGCAAGGATAATTTGGTAAACAAAACCAACGGCAAAGGCATGTTGGTCAGTTTAGATTTTGTTGTTGGTAGTCAAGAATATCGAATCGAGCGTGGACGTAAACCCAATGTCTTAAGATTTTATGTCAACAACAAAGAACAAGAGATTACCGACGAGGCGCAAGGCGACAGCAGAGAAACCCAGGATGCTATTGAAACTACTCTTGGACTTAGCCACGACATGTTCAAGCATATCTTAGCATTAAACACTTATACAGAACCGTTCCTAAGTTTAAAAGCCAACGATCAACGCACTATTATTGAGCAGTTGTTGGGTATTACCATGCTGAGCGAACGTGCTGACAAGATCAAAGAACATAACAGAGCCACCAAAGAAGGCATTACACAAGAAGAATTTCGTATTCGTGCTGTTCAAGAAGCCAACAAGCGTATCGAAGAGCAGATTGAAGCACTGAAACGTAGGCAGACAATGTGGACAACTAAACATGACCAAGATATCAAAGAACTTGAGACGGCATTATCGGCATTACAGAACATTGAAATTGAGGTGGAGATTCAAGCGCACCAGGATCACAAGGCATGGGATCAAAAGCGCAAGGATATCAACGAACTATCGGGTCAGATCTCACGAGTCAAACTGGACATCAGTAGGGAGGAAAAGCTGGCGGCCAAACTATCAAAAGAAATTGAAACGCTCGCTAACCATGAATGTCATACGTGTGGTCAGGCCTTCCACGACACGAAGCACCAACAAGTTTTGGAAAGCAAGCAGGCAGAATTGGACTCGGCTCGAAAAAGCGGCGCAGAATATAGCACCCTGTTATCAGACCTGGAGACTGCCCACGACAGCTTGGGCACGTTAGGCAAACCGCCCACGATGTTCTACGATAAAGAGTCGGATGCTATTCAACATCAAGCCACTTTATCGAATTTAGAAAAACAAATTGCTGATAAAGCTCAGGAAGTAGACCCATACACTGAGCAAATTGAAGACATGCAACATCAAGCCTTACAGGAGGTCTCATATGACACACTTAATGAACTTACTCGCTTGCAAGAGCACCAAGAGTTCCTACTCAAATTACTCACCAGCAAAGACAGCTTTATCCGTAAAAAAATTATTGAACAAAATCTTAGCTATCTAAATGCTCGCTTGACTCACTACTTGGATCGTGTGGGCTTGCCACATACTGTGGTATTCCAAAATGACTTAACTGTCAGTATCGAAGAGCTGGGCCGTGAGTTAGACTTTGATAATCTAAGTCGTGGTGAACGCAACCGACTAATTCTAAGTATGAGTTGGGCATTCCGTGATGTGTTTGAATCGTTATATCAACCTATCAATCTCCTGTTTATAGACGAAATGATCGACAACGGGTTAGATACACAGGGCGTGGAAAATGCCTTAGCATTGCTAAAACAAATGAGCCGCGAACGACATAAGAGTATTTGGCTAGTAAGTCATAGAGACGAACTGGCTGGTCGTGTAGAGAATATTCTCAAGGTTGTTAAAGAAGGTGGCTTTACCAGCTATAATACGGATGTAGAAATTGCGTAGAATCCGAGTACTTCATATCGAGCCTACCGATGTTTGTCAGGCCGCATGTCCTTTGTGTGCTAGGGAAACCGATCCTAACTTTAATAAAAGTTCAAAACATCATCTACGAATCGAACATATACAACAACATTTTAACGATCGAGCAATAGCACGACTAGACAAAATGTTCATGTGTGGCAACTACGGTGATCCTGCGGCAGGATACTATACCATGGATATCTACAACTATTTTAGAAAAATTAATCCCAACATTGTGTTAGGTATGAACACCAACGGTGCTGTTCAAAGTACATTCTTTTGGCATGCCTTGGGCAAGTTGTTTAACCAGCCAGAAGATTACTGTGTGTTTAGCATAGACGGCTTAGAAGATACCAATTCAGTTTATAGAAAAAATGTAAATTGGGAAAAGCTGATGGCCAATGCTCAAGCATACATTGCCGCAGGTGGTTCAGCTCATTGGGATATGCTAGTGTATAAACACAATCAACACCAAGTTGATGCTTGCGAACAGTTGGCCCGTGACATGGGATTTAAGTGGTTTAGAGCCAAGGTTAGTAAACGTGGATTCACAGATCGATTGGAATTTCCCCTAGGATGGCAGGAACCCACAGTCAAACAAGGGCCTATTAAATGCCACGTGCTCAATGAAAAAAGTATGTACATCGATGCTCAAGGTCGCCTGAGCCCGTGTTGTTGGCTTGGCTCAACCCAACGAGATTTTGTCAAGGATGATTTGACCACTATAAAATTAACTTGGAAAACAGCTACACCCAATCCGGTGTGTGTAAGTGCTTGTTCTACAAACAAAAATAAAACAGTATTTGAAGATCAGTGGCAACGAGAGGTACAACTATGCTAGCCACTTGGCACTTTCACATTGAAATATCCAGTAAGTGCACCTTACGATGTCCTCGATGTGCTAGACAAGAAGTTCCCAACGGTTTAGTTAATACTGAATTAGATTTGGCATTTTTTAAACGCAATTTTACACCAGAGTTTATCACAGACAATGTCGAGAAGATTACGTTCTGCGGCGATGACGGTGATCCTATCTATGCACACGATCTAATTCCTGTAATTCGCTATATTAAAAGCGTCAAGCCCGTAGAAATTATTATCATCACCAACGGAAGTCATAAGAAACCAGAGTGGTGGCAAGAACTGGGTACAGTATTAAATGATCAGGATACTGTACATTTTAGCGTTGACGGATGGGATAATCCAAGCAATAATTTATATCGTGTAAACTCAGATTTTAACAGCATCATCAAAGGTATAACTGCTTTACAATCAACCTCCAGATGTCGTTTGATCTGGGCAGCTATTGCATTTAAATTTAATGAGTTTTATCTCGGACAAATGCAACAGTATGCTGACACTTTAGACATGGATGCATTTCAACTTACCAAGTCCACTAAATTTGGTAGCGTATATTCTAGCTATGGCCACAATGATCCGCTTGAACCTAGTAAAAAGCATGTCAGTGGGTCACATAGATTTGAAAGAGATGTTACAATATTAAGTCGGCGTGGGCTAAACAACACAGTTTCTCTTACAAATGTCAAATTGTACAATTTTGTAACAGAAGTAAACGGTGTTAAGCCCTTGTGCGAAATAGGCAACAAGGGGCTGTATATAGATGCTCGTGGTAGATTGTTTCCGTGTTGTTGGGTGGCAAATCGTTACAGTCATAATAACGAGTGGCAACAGCTAGCTGATCAATTTGATTTACATCGGCAAACATTGTCTAATGTTGTTGCTGATCCGTTTTGGGATAAAGAATTTAAAACTTTTCGTTGGCAAGAGTGTCAGACCAAGTGTAGTGCTTCAAAAGTAAACGAAAAATATGCAACTGAGTGGTAAGATGATAACTATAAGTCCATGGTATGGCTGTACGAAAACATCGAAATTACTCAATTACCCGAAGACTGTGTTGGATTCGTTTATTTGATCACAAATAAATTATCTGGCCGGAAGTATATTGGGAAAAAATTAGCAAAATTTAGTAAGACAACATACAAGATAGTAAAATTAAAGAACGGCAACAAGAAGCGTAAACGAATTAGAACTAAAATAGACTCAGACTGGCAACTATACTATGGATCAAACGATCAACTCAACCGAGACATTCAAGAGCTAGGCTCAGACAACTTCACAAGAGAAATATTATTTTATTGCCGATCAAAAGCAGAATGCAGTTATGTAGAAGCTAGAGAACAATTTAATCATAGAGTACTAGAGACAGACGACTACTACAACGGACAGATAGTTTGCCGTATACACGGTAGTCACATAAAAAACAAAATTTAGATAGGCAGCTTTACTGACTCTGTGGTAGGTGTACGTGGCCTACCCCCATCGAAGAACGGTGAGATACCCGGTCTGGAAAACTTTGGGCGTCAAAGGCAATTGCTAACTTAAGGCAACAAATGGTTTGAGCTCTGTAGAAAAAGATACAACTCATGCTCATAGGACTTGGATTTATTATCGGGTCACTAGGGTTCCGTTGATTTGTGAAGCTAGAGTAGGGGGTACCGGTCAACCGCCTCCGTGTATGGTATACATACAATCTCTTTATAATAAATGACT